TCTTTTAATTTCAGAACTACTCATTTTATCAACTTGTCCACCAACTAAAATACGAGCAACAGCTTCTAATGTATTAAAGTCATTTGCAGCCAAATCTCTAGCGGCCAACTGTGCATCAAGTTCTGAATAAATTGATTGAATATCTTCTTCAGCATCTTTTTCATTGTCAAATTCAAAAAATTCACTTCCATTACCAGGATGGTAATGTAAGAATTGTTGTAAAACTGGATTTGTTCTAGGAACTGTCAAAACACCATCTTCAAATACAATTGGTTCAACAATTACATTTTGGTCTTGCTCTTCCTGAAAAGGAGTATTTGAGTTTCTTGCGTAACGAAGTGGGTGATTTGTATTAGTTTCTTGACAATAGTAAAGTAAACGTTGTCTAGGTGTATCCTTTGAAGATATATAATAAGACAAAGGTGATTGATTGTTTCGCAGAATATAAGTTCTGTCTTTTGGTTCGAGAGCAACTCTCTTAATTGTTAATTTTTCCATTTTATATAATTTAAATTTTTAAAATAGAGAGGGCCAATAAAGACCCTCTCTGTGTTTATTCTTATCCTTTGAAGATAAAGAAGTTGTTTGCACCAAGTGTACAAAGAGCTCTTTCAGACAAGAAGTTAACCTCCATTGCATCAAGATCGCTAGTTGCAGCACCACCAGCAGAACCAGTCATCCAAGTTTTGTAACGTCTGTTTTCAGCTTCAGAAGCTCGGTAACGAACGTGTAAGAATGGACGTTTTGCGTTTTTACCAAGAACTTGGTCATAAACTGTAGTTGTACCAGCAGGAACTAAAACTCCGTTTACAGCTCCACCAACTAGACCACCACGAAGAGTAGCATCGTTAAGATATTTCCAGTCAGTTTTGTAGAACTCATAACCTCTACGGAATCCTGTGAATCCAAGATTCAAAGCCATTTGCTCGCTGTTATCGAATAATCCATAAGATGTACCACCAACTCCGTAAGAGTTTTGAGCAGCTAACATATCATCGATATCGAAAGAGAACTGACGATTCAAGAATAATGCATTCTCAGCGATAGCTCCTTGCTTGTCAAGACGTTGTACGATAGTATCAAAGTCAGCCAAAGCAGATGGATTACCACCAGCCCATACATTTCCTCTTGATTCGATAGAAGCAAATAAACCTTGAGTTCCTTTGTTACCAATATCACCAGTTGCAGCTATAGCACCAGAACCAGTTTCAGCAATAACACCTTCTACCATTGCCATTTCAAGATAATCTTCAAAACGTAGACGAGTCTCGTGCTCTGATTTCAAATACCACAAATAACCAGTAGCTCCATTCTCAGTAGTTACCTCAACCCATCCGATTTGAGCCATATCAGATCCTGATACAACATATTTATCTTTGATGATGATAGGAGATACTTCAAAAAAGCTATCTTCAGCTTCTAAAGAACCGCTCATTCCGTTAGCTCCTTTTTTGAATTCAGAACCATAAACGAAAGCAGTAAATGTAGCTCCAGTATCACCTGCTAAGATACCACCTGCATTATAGAAAGCTACTGTAAAACGATCAGAAGCAGGTAAAGCAGTGATAATACCTTTGTAAGATGAAGATGCAGAAGCATTGTTTGATAAGAATACAGTTTGACCTATTCGGAAAACACAAGTTCCTGTACCAATGTCAAAAGTTACAGAGTCATCACCACCTGAAGCACCTACAGCTGTAACAGCAGTATACTTAGTATGTAAACGACCTTGCTCCGCCCACTTAATTAAGTCAGAGTTAGAAGGGATTTCAGCACCAACCATACGCAAGAAAGATGCGATAGATCGGTTTCCATAACGCTCAAATTCTTGCTCATAAGTATCAGGAAGATACTGATTCAAGAAATTGAAGTTAGTGATGTAGTTTGTAGGCAATGTTGCCTTAACGGAGCTAGGTGTAATATTTACACCAGGACTCGCTTGTAATGTACCAGCCATTTTTTCTAATTTTTGTTTTTGTTTCTAATTACTAATCTGTTGCCACGATCATCATCTATAGCTGTAACTTTGAAACCTGGAGCTGGTGTAACTTGTGTAGCTTGTCGAGTCATATCAATATTTTTTGACTCTTTAGCCACATTGTCAACCGCATCTGCCATTCCTTTCTCATAAAAGAACTTGGCAAACTTCTCTGGGTTCGAAGCCACTGCAATAGCACGATGGAAAGATTCAGCGTCCTTAAGATAACCTTCATCATTCAAAAACTTTGATACAAAGTTCTGAAGATTAGATTGCTCTTTTAGTAGATCAGGTGCTTCAGATGGTTTATAAACTAATTTCTTATTCTCATCCAAACTAAATCCGAAACCTTCGAACTTTTCAGAGAATAACTCAGAAGTTTTGTCAGCGAAATACTTTGACCTTTTTGCTTGCTCCTCCTCCGCTTGAGTCGTAGCTTGTTTATAACTCTTGTAAGCTTCGTAAGTTTCTTTTTCTTCTTGCGGAACAAAAGATTCTCTTGACTCAAGAGGAACTTTATACTGTTCTTTTAATCCGTTAAAGTACTCCTTAGCTTTAGTGAGTTCTTTTTTCTTAGCCAACTGCTTTTTCTTAATCTCTTTCTCGTCATCAAAGTCTGGATCATATCCAAACTGAGTGTCAAGATCGAATTTAATATCATCAATATCAAGATCTCTATCTTTGTTCTTGCGATATTCAAATAGCAATTGGTCCTGATCCATAGAATCATAGTCTTTATTTAATTGAATAAAGTCCTCGATACCACGACCAGTTTCTTTTTTATACTTCAAATAGGTAGCAACCTCTGGATCTAAATCATCATTGCTTGATCTTTGCTCAAACAACTCGTCAAGATTGCTAATCTCTTTGTTATATCTTTTTCCAATATATGAAAGAACTTTGTTGTCGTCTATCTCAATCTCTTGAGGTTCAACTGGTGTATCTATTGGTGCACTAACATCAACTTTATCAACAGGTGGCTCATCTTGAACTTGTCCTGTTTCTTCAGCATGTTCGTCCAACAATTGCTGTTCTATCTCTGCAACTGACTTCTCCTCGAACTCAACTGCTCTTACTTTAAATTCTCCTTCCATTTAATTAAATTTTTACAAAGTTAATAATTATTTTTTATATGCATCTGCATACTATATTATACAAATGAATCGTTTTATATGCATTTGCATATTATGTTATTCATTATCATAAAACATCCTATCAGAATCCTCTGTATGCCACTTGTCATATCCCTCACAATTAAACCAAGCATTGTTTACTAAATAGTCAGGTTTAGATGGAAACTCTTTTGTAACAAAAGAAGGCTCATACCAACGCACCCTGTTATTTGGCTGCAATGCTATTTGTCCGTTCTCTAGTAATATAATATGATGTGACTTATGCTCTAGTGGATCTTCAGCTAATGTTATGTCAGTATTTATATCATTAGAACCCCAATTAATTGTAGCATAATAGTTACCCTTATACCATTGCCTGTCTTTCATATACACATCAACATTTGTGTCATATACATAAGACAATTGAGTTAATGTGAATCTGTAGCTAAAACAATTCCATATCTGTAAGTAATGAAATGGTAAATCAGGATTTGGTAACTCTGGCTCAGTTAGTAATGCGTGTGATGGTAATTTATCTCTCATAACACCATTCTCAAGTAACACTTGAAATAATGCTGCCTGCCCTGGCATACATCTCACTGAAATAATTACTCCTTGAGTAAATTCACCATGTCCCTTTTTAAATTGATACATGTATTCATTTCTAACGAATACCTTCAAAGGGAAAAAATTATGTTCTATATATGCCACTATTTAGGACTAAATGATTCTAAATCGAAGCCATCCAAAGAATCTTCACTCGATTCGAAGTTCAATGGTGGTAAGTTATTCTTTCTTTGATTAATTAATTCAGATTGTCTTGTTGCTTGAAGATCAACTCGCTTATCTTTAGCTTCTTCTTTTTTCTCTTCTCGCTTCATTAAGTTATCCGTCTCAATACCCTTTAACTGCATATTGTATTGGAATTCTTGATCCATTAATTGAGCTTTAATAGCTGCTTCAGCTTGCATTTGTTGAACAGCAAAATTCATCTCAGCCTCTCTCAACTGAATCTTAGACTGAGCTTCAAGTTGAATCAATTGAGCTTTAGATTCAGCAGCAGCTTGTTGAGATTGAATGTTACTTTGCATTTGCATTTGGAACTGCATTTCTTGTTCTTTCTGCTTCTGCTCCATTCTCTTTCTTCTCTTCAACTTTAATAACTCATTTGCTAACTTAATATTGTTAATCATTCTAATATCAATAGCATCCTCTAAGTCGATTGTCTGTTGTTGTAATGAAACTTGAATATTTGCCTCAAGCATTTGTTTTTGTTCTTCATCTGGAGCCAACTCGATAAAGATACCAAAGTCATGCAAATAAAGATCCTTTATGTCATTAAGTATCGCAACATTATATTTACCAATCTGCATTGCAAACTCTTCAGCAAAGTCAGAGTACTCTAATATATCAGCAACTCTTATAGATAGACATTCAGCTAATCTTTTTGTTATATTTAAACCACCTTCTAATATATGTCTAGTAGCTGTATTTGAATTCAATGCAGCTAGCTTCTGAACTCCAACCAAAGCGTCAGGACTAGGTGTAGACCCATCCCTTACCTCATTAATACCAGTCACATCACGTATCATATTTAGATAGTGATTATAGTTACCTATCAATGCAGCCATTTTTGATTGACCACTATTTGAATTCAACTCTTGTATAGGAACTCTAGCATTATTAAACTCACCATCTTGCGTGTAACTTCTACCAATAACACTACCAGTCTGAAAATATAGTTTTAAAGCGTCCTCTGGATTGTATGCTGCTCCAGTTCCTAGGTCAACCTCATTGATACCATCAGCGTCAATAAACACCCCATCAGGAACTACCCTGTTCATTACTTGCTGTAACTTTAAGTGAGTCAATTGTATCTGATCGGCAAAAGGAATCATGCGTCTTACTAATGACTCAGTATTTCCTTTGTACATTCTAGGCGCAAACATTACATAGTTAGGAAGTGCTCTTTGTGTAGCTGACTTAGGTCTAACCATGTTCTTCATCATGTCCCACTTCAACATAATATTAGACCCACCTACCAATATACCTTCATACCATACATCACGAACTGTCTCAACTTTTTCAAACATCATTCCTTCCTCAACAGGAGGATTGAATGTATCATTCTTTCTGATAACTCGCTCACCACCATTCTCAAGAATTTTCTTCTTCCAAACAAATCTTTTAGTGGTTTTATAGTTTAAATAAAGTAATGTTACAACCTCATTTAAGAATGCATCATCTTGATAGTTTCTAATAATAGGAAAGTAGTCATACCAAGCAGATGAAGCGTTACGTATTTCTTTTAATTGATCGTCAGTTAAGTTTGGATTAATTTTTAAAAGCTCAGTATAATGAACCTGCTTAACCTCACCAAAGTAATAGCAATCTGAAAAGTCATTCAATTCAGTGTAGCTATGAATGAAGTTTGCAGGATCTACATAATCAACTTTTAATCCATCGTTAACTAAAAATGTATGTCTTGCAACAGCCTTACCCAAAACAGTTAAATCATAATCGATTAACTTCTTTATTTTTGAGTATTCATTCATTTTAAGAATAGTGTCAATAGCAACCTCCTCAGCAATCTCTATAGAAGGTTTATATTTTAACTGCATATATAATGAAAGCTCTTCATCATTCTCAGGCAACTCATCAGGATTAACATTAAAGGCATCAATACCAAATTGATCTTTTGTCATCTGTAAGAAATCTTTAGCTATCATGTCAGCCTCAATCATATCTTGAAATATGTTTTTCTTTTCAGCAGACATAACATCTTGAGATTCAGCTTTAATTGTAAAAAGCCTATCATTCATTCCGTTGACAACAATATCAACAAACTTAGGTATAATAGGAATTGGAGTCCAGTCTAAATTTAACATAGACATATCTCCATTTACTGATAACTCATCCTTATATTTTTGTACAGGTTGCTCACCTCTTGCGTATAATCTTAAACGATGGAATTCACCCCATTGATCATAGAACCGACATGTATTTGCTTTACGTTTAAACCACTCACCCTCAATAGACTTGGCTACCTTTAATCCATACTCGGTAGTTGACTTTTCCTCGTCACTAGCCATTTGATTTGGAAATGGTGATTGATAAATTACAACTGATAATTTCTCCATTATTTTAGTATTTCGCTTCTAATTCCACGATTGTCGTATTTTACAAATTTAATACTTATTTTCGATTCTTTTTTCTCTGTTTCAAATAAATGCTTACGTGTAGCCATTATAGCTAGACCTGAACTAATAGAAGCATCATGTTTTGTTCTATTATTTGGATCAAATCTAGCCCAATCTTCTAAAGTCTTTGTAAAATACATAGATCCCATACAGTCAGGATCTCTATAAGTTCCCTCAGTATCAAGACCAACATACTCCTCAATATATGTCTCAATTGCTGCCGCATGTGCCTGCCTTACGTCCTCAGATGAGTTAGGTATACCACCTATCTCTATCTCAGTCTTAGACAGCTTTGTCTTATGCTTGTCAGGTCTATTCATTGAGTAAGCCCTATATCCTCTGTTCTTAAAATGATACAACAACCTAGCCTTATTGTTCTCAGCTAATAATGGCATACCATAAAAAATACAAGCCATTAAAACATCTTCAAAAAATATCTCAGCAGTCTGAGGTCTTGCTATATATTCTAAAAAGAACTCATTCGTTGGTGCTTCCTCCATATGAAACTTAGTCATACCATGTAACGCACCATTCGAACCTCCTCCACCAACAACTCCTGATATGTCATAAGGGTCACACCCAAAAGCACCCATGTGCTCATTACCAGGATACTTTTTCCCACCTCTTGTTATAACTCTATTTCTCAGTTGCTGATTTGGAATCCAAGATACTAAAAATCTACCATTCTTATCAGGTGTCCAGACTACCTCACTATCCAACTTACCATTCTTCCAATGGAAATAACCTCTTGTTAAAACGTGATCCTTAATCAAAGAATCATTGTAGTCAATCTGTTGGTATATCTTTGTCAAGTTAAATACTGACTGTTTTGATTCATCCCTAAATGCATGTGATTCAGTCCTTGGAAACTGTCGGTAAAATTCATTCAATGCATCTGAGTCACTTTTCAATGCAGCAACCTCATTATTCCACCAAGTAATAACTCCTTGAGATATCATCTCTCCATCAATACCCTTTACTGATTTCTCAGGATCTTCAAATACAGGCCAACCATATTCATCTATATATCCCTCAATATTCCACTCCATTGGTATAAATAAAGAATATAATCCACTTTTAGTTTGTCCATTGGCAGACTTTGATGTTGGATTACTATCGTTGTATAACTTCTTAAAGTTCTCTCCACCCTTTGACAATGCATTCGATGTAGAACCCATCATACACTTACCAACTATCTTACTACCTAACCTAAGACATGTCTTTGTTACTCGCCAGTTGTTTAATATGTTCTCAGGCTTCTCCCATTTTCCAGATTCATCGTGCACAAGCATTAATAACTTCTCACCGTCATAACTGTTGTCAGCTGTGTTCTTCCAGTCAATTGTTGTATCAAGTCCATCAATATCATCTTGATTCTCCTGATCCATATTCTTACGAGTAATCTTACTAGCAGGAACGCGAAACGCTAACTCAGTCTTTGGATTGTCCATACCATCCTGAATTGGCTTGAAGAAAAATGGATAGTTTCTTACAATTGGAACAACTTTATCAGTAAACATTTTCTTGGCATCAGATCCTGTCTTTGATAGTATACCAATCCTAGAGTCTCGAACTATTGTACCTGTATTACTTATCTCAGAACTAGACATAAATGAGAAACCAGAACGCCTGTTCTTTAGGTAACACATACCAAATGACCTATTGTCAGCTTTGCATGCTTCCCAATAAATATAGAATATCCTATTTGATTCTCGGAAGTCAGGTAGACCAATATCAATCTTTGTCCATTGCAAATACATATAATGCGTTCCTGTTATATAAGTAGGAATACTATTATTCATAAACCAATAACCATTCTCCCTTTTGTCAAACTCACCTTCAATTAAGTCAACATACTTTGATTTAAAAGCATTGTCTCTTCTATTCCAATCAAATATTGTCTTTATCTTTTGAAGTTCTGATGGATACTCTTGCGGCTTCCATTTATTATCGAAACTTGCAATTTTTTCAGGTTTTGATGGTATAGCTATCTTTACACTATTAATCTCATATATCTCACCAATAGTTCCATCCTTTGATATAACTACCAAATCATATTTTGGATCATAGCCATACTCCCAAGATTTATTTCTGTTCTTAGTTAGTATTACATTTTTTGCAATATAATCATCAAGTATTTTGTAAAGATTATTTTCCATTTATATATGCTTTTGCAAAAAGTATTTAATGTTACTTCTTTTTAGCTCTTCCTTCTGCGAATCCTCCTGTGCCAGCAGTTACTGTAGTTACAATGTTATTACTTTTGTTCTCCTCCTCCTCAATCTTTTGCAACATATTCAAAGCATCCTCAAATGCTAATCTTTTAGCTGACGCTGCATTCTTTAACTTATCAGCAGATATATCATCCTCAGATCGAGTAATAATAGGTTCTTTTAATACCTTTATCAACTCATCAATTGCAACCTTAGCGGCCTCAAGTATTTCTATTTTTTTAGACATATATTCCGATTATACATTCTATAAAGAATCTCGTTATTAATTCTAAACTCATACTCACTATCTGGAGTAAATGACACAATATCACCAACCTCTACTTCACCCAATTCATCATTCTTAAAAACCAATTCACCCCACAAATCCTCAAGCCCATTTATCGGACTGAATATTTTATCATCAGATGGAATAGGTCTAATAAAAACAAATGGAGATGGTGCACTCCAAAGGTTTTTATCTTTGGAGTATAGATACACTTGCTCAGGCTCAACTATAAATAGGTCGTCCTTTAAATGATGCCAACTACTCTTCTGTCTTCCGCGCATATCATAGTAAAACTTAAAAACATTGTGATGCACTACCACAATGTCTCCAGGTGCTATTGGCCCATTATAATAAATTGGAACAGATACTACTTTTGCAAATCTATTTGATACAGTATGATCTTCTTGGGAGGCACTTACAATGAACTCAGTTTGTCCGTAAGTTCTTATGTTGTCATACCTCCTACCATCAATTGGCTTGATGATAAAACAGTATGGTGATTTCATTAGAAATTTATATTAAATTCAATTGATACAGGCACAGTATTTGAAAACTCTTTCCACAGAGTAATCTCATCATCCTTAATTATATATAGCTTTACTCCGTCCTCATTTCTTATAATTTGATAGATAGAATAACTCTTATCAAGAACTTCCTGTCCAACAGTGTAGTTCATTGACTTCATATAGTCAGGACCAACCGATATCTTTCTAATTATATTCACCTGTCTGTAGATTGATAGTAATGTCACCATACTTAGCAACAATCTCTTCTTGATACTTTGCTAAATCATGGGCAGCTATTTCTAAATTAGCTAACGTTGATTTCTTTTTGCTTTTAAGTCTTTCGAATGAAAGCTCAATGTCAGCAACCTCAAATTTTAAATCTCTAAAACTTCGGTTTAGCTCTGTCAATTTAGACAGTTCATCTTGTTCAATTTTTTTCATTTTATTAAATTTTATATTGCAAATATAGCAATTATATGCTAAATTTTCTTACTGCACGCACATAATTACTTACACTCTTTGTATTATTTGCGTATGAGCCAAATCTAATATCTAAAACAACTGAAGTAGTGCTGTTAACTTCAGTGCTTGTCCAATATACATTATTTAAAATTTCAGTAGCACCACTTATTGAACCAAAAGATGAATTTCCTGATAGTGTTTTATTTACATTAAATCTATTATTAAACAATAAATTTAATTCATCAAAAGAAGGTAAATACCAATCCGATTTACTATTGTTTGTTGAATCTAAACATAATTTAGCAGCGCTTGAAGTATGTCCTGATTGACCAACTATTGCATTTGAATTACTTAATCCATCCCAAGTACTTTGAGCTGTTGCGCCTATCAATGTTGAAGCAACATTACTCCATGCTGAACTTGTACTTAAATCAGTTGTGTCAACAACTAAATAATATTGAACACCATCATCAATATATCTATGAAAAACAACTCCACCTTCATCCTCAACATACTCACCAATTTCATAAGTAAATACATTATTACTTATAGCAGTCATATCAAATTGAACTTGATCACCACTTGAATCGCTTCCAAATAGCTTATCACCAGCTGCTGGTGTCTTTAACGGATAATTATTTACTTTCATCTTCCTTGTCCTTTATATTGTTTTTTATAATTCTTAGAGCTCTTAGTTTTAGAAGTCTTTGTCTTAGCATGCACACCTGGCCTACTTACCTTTGGCTTTGCTATAAATGATGATATGTCCTTTTGCTTCTTCATTACAAGCTCTTTAACATCTCAATTACTCGCGGACATGGATACATGTCAGACTTGTCAGTCCTAACTGAATTGTGAGTGAATATACCATCCTCACCTTTTAATGCCCTCGGAGTAATATCCCAAATGTCCTCGTTATATTCTCTAGGTATATTGTAAGTATCACACAGATATTCAACAAGATCTTTTAAACTATCGATCTGCTTATCTGTATACTTCTGCCAATATATATGCCCTTTATATGGCTTATCTAAAGTTGTTACATCACTCGGATCAACAACACTATTTACATATGTATAGAACTTACCGTTCTTTAATTTAAGTGGACCAAAGTTACATACCTCAATACCTACTGAAAACTTGTCAAGAGATTTATATGGCACATTATGCTTTGTGAAAATGTTCTTCTTTAAACCAAGATGGTATGCCCACTCTCTTGATGAAAAACACTGAACGATTGTGCCATTACTACCAATAACAAAAGCAGTAGCTACCCTATCAGATGTATTGTCCCAATACTTAGCAACTGCAACTGGATTGCCGCCACCTGCTGTGTGATGTAAATATATCTGATTCTTAGGAGTCTCGTCCTGAAAATACTGAGTCTTTTTTAATCGACTCTGAACTATTTTTGTTGTATCTAAACTCATGATAATTTATCTGCCTCTTCTTTTGCTCTTGTTACAAAATGTCTTAATGATTTTAATAAGTTAGTTCCTGTGACCTCCTCGTATTTCTCATTGATAGATTTAACCTCTACAGCCACACAGAAAAATGCTACTATCTTTGTCATTACTAAATCAACAGCTATAAAGTGAGCAAGTAAATCAGCAGCTATATATTTCTCTATTAAAAATACAAACAATATAGCTCCACAATAAAGAAGTGATTTACTTAATACATGTGATAACCTTCTGCTCTTTATAGCCTTCCAGCCTCCCTTTTTAACGCTTCTCCAAATACCAAAGCAAGTATCTAAAATAATTGCAAGTATCGCAATATATATCATTGGCTTTACTGGAGAGATTACAGCTAAGAATGATGTTGCTAAGAGTAATAGTTTTGTTTTCAAAGTAAGTAGTTTTTTATAATTCTGTACGTAATATATATTAGTAGCAAAATTAATAAAATTCCTAGAACATTATTCAACAGTATTTTATACCAAGGTGTCTTTTGATAATACTTAACAGGAATCTTCCTATATACTATTCTTTCTATTGGTTTTTCTATATAAATAGTGTCACACCTTCCATTTATATATACCTTATCTTTTACTCGCCATACCTTTACTTTAATACGATCTTTCTCTAATATAATCGTATCATAAAGCTCCTTCACACTTACAATAGTATCAACTTCAACCTCAGGAACAGTAATACGAATTGTATCTCTAATTGTATCTCTTACAACTAATGTATCATTAGTCAAAAGATATGGATACTTTTTAACTAACCTATCAAATCTTCTTTGAGGTGTGCATGAAATAATTATAAGCAATAATGGAATTAAGTATTTCATTCTATTGGTGGAAAAGGTGGGTTTGGTTTTGGTTCGTAAGGAATTATATCAAGGTCTTTAACCCACATAAAGTCAGGGTTTACACACTGCTCCATTTCCTCTACTGAAATAATCCAGTTATTATTTAAGTCTTGAATAGGATTAAAGTAAGAATCAGGGGCATATAACTGACCTACCAACTCGTCTTTTTGTAGCTCTGTTAATAAACCTACATAGGTTAACTTTTGTTCTGTTGTTAAATCTGTTAGTTTCATACTTGACGTCCTAAGGTTGTTTGAAATGCTTGTACTGCTGTGTAAAAGTTAGCTGCTTCGGTGTCTGTTAAGCCATCTCCTATTGATGCAAAGGCGCATTGCTTAGCTGATAAATAATTATTTACTCCGTTTTCATTTAGCGCCCCTAAAGTATAATTAAAATTCCCTAAAGGTGAAACAGATAATGTTGTTCCTGTTGCAACTTTTGTTGAGTTTTTCCATCCATTTATAACATTTGATGCTGTTCTATTTGCTAAATAAAACGCTCTTGAATCTGTATCAGCTGCTGTTATATAAGTTGCTGGTGTATTTACTCTATAATATGTTGTACCAGAAAATCTTAAAAGTATTCCGCTGCCCCCTTCAAGTATTCCACCAGTTACACCAATTTCACATTGCAAGCTACTTGTACCCGTTGTTCGAGAATAAAAACTAATACTATGAGAGTTTAAATTTGCATTTATACTTAGATTATAATTTGTAATACCATAGGAATTAATGCCGTTAAATTGCACCCCATTTGCGGAACTTACAACGCCACCTTGCCAACTAATCTGAAATTGTGCTGTATTCTTTAAATTCCAAGTATGCTGTGCATTAGTACCACCTACAAAAGGATACAAAGCCTGCATCTTAGTCCAAATAGAATACCCTTTCAAGTCAACTACCAAAGTATTAATAGCCGCTTGTTGAGTAGGGTCTGTTATTGCAGCCGCTGTTATGAATGCTTGTGCGTCAGGATCAACAGGTGCAGTCTTTGGCATCAATGATATTAAGTTGTAATAACTCATGCCTCAGTAGTTACTCCCATTATGTCAAACTTGTCGTCAGTAGCGTTATATATAACACCCAAATACGTCGTCTTACTAGCCGTTGTAGTGGTCGGTAATGTTACACCTATCGCTCTAAACTTTGTGTCATATGCAATCGTTCTAGCCGATCCGTTGTCCTTTATTCTTATCATCAACGCCTGACCTTGTACCCACACACCAGTTGGATTAGCTAACGTCAAACCTACAGCCTGTGCCGTAATCACAACAATGTCATTGCTGGCATTAGCAGTTACTGTTGCCGAACTTACTACAGATTGCTCAACTGGCGTTTTTGCTAGTTCTGAAATCTCCTCAATCGTATAAACGTTTGATGGACTGTTAGCTTGTGCTGACTTTCTTTCATATGTGTCAACATCAGCGGCTATCCCTATAAATTTTGTTCCTACTGGTATGCTCATTTTTAATATGTTTTATTTAATACAAAGATATCTGAATAAATTGAATTAGATGTAGATGCAGCTCCCCACTGAACAGTTATATCTAAAGTATTGCCAACAGTTGTATCAAACGTTGTGTTGTTTACATTGTTAAAAGCAAACCCCTCGGTCGCACCATTCGATGTCTTGGTGAAATGAAATGTGCCCAACGCTACAATAGATGCTACACCTGCCGCTCCTAAAGCTCTTACTGTAAAATCAATATTCAAAGAGAATACATTATTAGTGATATTCGATATTGTTTTAGCTCCACTGTCAGCTAATATAGTGTTACCGTCCTTGATCTTTATTCTAATTGTCTGATTGTTACCAACATTAATAACACCAGCAATCACAGCCCTAAAGCTATCACCTACCTGAAAACCATTCGCTGGAACAAACAAACTACCTACTCCACCATTTATTAACGATGTCTCTACATTAGTATTAGTTATTATTGTGCTATTGGCCGTTTGAGCGAACAAACCGAAATTTGTTGTAGGTGGAGTTATATCCTCAATTGTATAAACTTCAGTCGGACTGTTAGCCTGTGTGGACTTTCTTTCTACCATGTCTACACCTGGTAAAATTCCTATAAATCTTGTTCCTGCTGGTATGCTCATATCTTATTAATTTTCAAAAGGTGGTGGGGTTGGCTTAGGTTCGTATGGGATTAAGTCAAGGTCTTTAACCCACATAAAATTAGGGTTGACTGTTTGTTCCATCTCCTCAATAGATATTACCCAGTTGTCATTTAAATCCTGTATAGGATTGTAAAAACTGTCTGGTGCATACCATTGACCTATTAATTCATCTTTTTGTACCTCTGTCAATAGTCCGACATAGGTTAACTTTTGTTCTTTTGTTAGTTGTGTTAGTTTCATATATTATTGTTAAACTTGGCGAGCCAAGGCTGTGTTGAAATTTTGTACCCTTGTATAAAAGTTACCAGCTTCGGTATCTGTTAAGCCGTCACCTAAAGAAAAGAAAGCACATTGTAAATTCATTTTAAGAGATAATGAGCCCCCATCATTTGCTCCACCAAGCCAAAAATTATTTACTGGTAATGCTTGCGAAGTTCTTGAACCAGTTGAAATGCTCACTCCTTCTTTATAAAGTTCTACATCAGTTGATGACCTTCTTGTTCCTGTTATAAAAGATGTAAATGTTGAATTTGGGGCTAAAGGACTTGAAGCATTAGCCCAATATTCAACAGTGAATCCAAACCTACCCAATATAAACCAATTTGGCGTACCTACACCAAAATAATTATTACCAAGAACATCTGCCCTTGAATATACTGAAATACTATTATTATTTTGAAGCAAAATACTATTTGGGCTTAATCTTGTATCTGCATAACCATTAGTTCCATTAAATGTTACACCATTAGAATTGTGTGTTACACCACCATGAAAAGTTAATCTAAACGCTGCATCTAAATCTCGTGGGTCTTTGAGGTTCCATTTATGAGTTGAAGCCGTACCTCCAACAAAAGGATAAACCGCTTTCATCTTAGTCCACAAGCCATCTGCTTTCATTCCTATTACTAAGTTGTTTATTGCTGTTGCTTGAACTTGGTCATCTATACCAGCAGCATTAATAAATGCTTGTGCATCTGCATCACTTACTGTTTGTGTGCCTATTGAGCGTCCGAGAGTTGTTTGGAATGCTTGTACCGCTGTGTAAAAGTTTGCTGCTTCGGTGTCTGTTAAACCGTCACCAATAAATGCAAATGCTTGTTCTTTAGTAGAGTAATATTGTTTTGTTCCATTTGCATTACTATTAACTCCTAAAGTATAATTAACATTACCAACAGGAAGTAAAGAAGGTGTTGTTCCTGTTGCTTTTTTAACATTATTTCTCCAAGTATTTACAACATTTGAAGCCGTCCTATTAGAAATATAGAAACCTCTTGAATCAGTATCAGAATAACTTATCCACGCCTGCAAAGAATTAACACGAGCGTATGTAACGTTAGAAAATCTTATAAAAATATTACTACCCGAAGCAGGGGCGTTTCCTTCAGCTCCAATTTCTACTTCAGTACCGTTACTATTAGTTCTTGAATATACACCAAAACTTGTTGAGTTTAATGTAGTATTATTTATTAAGTCTAATTTAGTATCAGCATAAGCATTAGTTCCATTTGGAGTAGCACCCGTTGAGCTATGTGTCCAACCGCCACTAAACACTAATCTAAACGCAGCATCCAAGTCGCGTGGGTCTTTTAAGTTCCATTTGTGAGATGAAGCCGTTCCACCTACAAATGGATACAAAGCCTTCATCTTAGTCCATATAGAATAACCTTTCAAGTCAACTACCAAAGTATTAATAGCAATTTGTTGAGTAGGGTCTGTAATTGAAGCTGCCGTTATAAATGCTTGTGCGTCAGGATCGTATCCGCCAGCAGCAGTTACACCTCTAGAACCTATAGCGTTTGATATGGATATTTGTAAAGGCATATATTACCAAAGAGCTATGATGTTAGTAGCATCTGTAGTTGACGAAAATACTCGAATAACTTGAATAGGAATAAACGTTCCGTCAGCAACATTAACCAACGTTACATCATCACCATCAGCTGTCATAATTCGCAATGTGCCACCTGTTCCTACATACAATACACAAGGCCATCTAGCCTCATTTGGAGACGCTGTCGCATCACCAGGAAATGGTATGTTTACAGTATCATTAGGTGTTACAGCAGCAGCTCTACTCGTTTGTAATTTTAAATTTGCCATCTTATTTATTTTTTAGTGCTCTTACCATTAGCTCCATTTCGAGCTCTATTGATAGAAGCTTTTTCTTTTACAAAGTTACCATTTTTTTTCTTACTCATGTCAGGACCACCCTTCCCATAAATTCCTTCCTCTCTTCTGACCTTCACATGCTCAGCTCTATATTTCTTAGACTCATCAGTCTTATTCAACTCGCGCTGATATTCCCTCCTCTTCTCAGCAGCTTTAGGATTGGCTGCATAATATTTCGATGTCTTACTTGCTCCCATTAGTCTCTATATTTCTTAACCTTACTTGCAATACTCTTTGGCTGCTTGACAACACTACCTGTGCCACCACCTTGCCTCTTGGCTCTAGTTGTTGCAGCATACTCAGAACTGCTTAATGACTTGATAGCC